GATGGTTATGATAGTGGCGAAAATTGAAGTTAGTGGTACTATTCAATGAGTAACGAAGTAGAGGGCGGTGTTATGACCGACGAAGTACGCGAAGAAGTTGTCGAAGAGACAACGACTGAAGAAGTAGTCGAAGTAGAAGAAGTGCGCGATATGGCAGCAGAAGTCTGTCACCGCGCAAGTTCACTCGACGCTTCACCTGTAGACGAGAAAGCGCGTCGCGTTCGCATCGCTGTATCTAGCGAGGAACCTGTCGAGCGTTCTTTCGGCAAGGAAGTATTGGAGCACAGCGCAGAGGCGATTGATCTAGGGTTCTTGAACTCAGGTCGCGCTCCGTTGTTGCTTGACCACGATCCTGAACAACAGATCGGGGTAATAGAATCAGTAGAACTCGACGGCTCGGCGCGTAGACTGCGCGCGACGGTCCGCTTTGGAAAAAGTGGGCTGGCTAAAGAGGTCTTTGATGACGTCGTTGATGGAATCCGCGCTAACATTAGCGTAGGGTACTCTATCAACAAACTGGTTCGTCAGGGTGATAGCTATGTAGCTAAATCTTGGCGTCCAGTCGAAGCCAGCATAGTTTCGATCCCTGCTGATGTGACAGTCGGTGTTGGTCGGTCTAGCGAACCTTCAACCATTGAAACTTCATTCAAAGAGGAACCTAAAATGTCTGAATTTGACATCGAAGCGGTGAAGGCTGAAGCAGCTAAGACCGCACAGCGCAATGCCGCTGAAATCGTAGCACTTGGTGCTCGCCACAACCAGCAGGACATGGCTCGTGCAGCTATCTCTGAAGGCCGTTCAATCGAAGAGTTCCGTGGTGAACTACTCGAAAAGATCGGTTCAGAGCGTGCGCTTGAGACTCAGGACATCGGCTTGACTAAGAAAGAAGTTAAGCAGTTCAGCCTGATGCGTGCTATCAATGCACTGGCTAACCCACACGACAAACGCGCTCAGGAAGCAGCTCGCTTTGAGTTCGAGTGTTCAGAAGCGGCTGCTAAGCAGTACGGTCGTTCAGCTCAGGGCGTTATGCTCCCAGTTGAAGTACTCCGTAACTGGAAGCGTGACCTGAACTCTGCTGACGAAGCGGATTTGTTCGGTGAAGATTACCGTGGTAACGAGTTCATCGACGTACTGCGCAACTCTTCAAGCGTAATGCGTGCTGGTGCTCGTATGATGAACGGCCTGTCTGGCGACGTTAAGATTCCTAAGAAACTGACTGCTGCCTCTGCTGCGTGGATCGCGACTGAAGGCGGTGCTTCTTCTGAGTCTGAAATGACCGTTGGCAGCGTAGCGTTGACGCCTAAGACTCTGGGTGCATTCACTGACATCACTCGTCAGCTTATGATCCAGTCTTCTATGGACGTTGAAGCTCTGGTACGTGACGACTTGGCGCAGGCGCTCGCTCTTGCAATCGACCTTGCGGGTCTTGAAGGTTCTGGTGCATCTGGTCAGCCTACAGGTATCCTGAACACTTCTGGTGTGAATCAGGTTACTAACTTCGCTGCGGCTAACCCAACGTTCGCTGAAGCAGTATCTCTTGAGACTGCACTGGCTGACGACAACGCTCTCATGGGCAGCCTTGCGTACATCATGCCTTCAGCTATGTACGGCGCACTGAAGACTACCGAGAAAGCTTCTGGTACAGCTCAGTTCGTAGTTGAGCCAGGCGGTACAGTAAACGGCTACAACGCACTGGTTTCTAACCAGGGTACGGCTGGTAATATGTACTTCGGTAACTTCAACGACCTCCTGATCGGTATGTTCGGCGGTCTGGACATCGTTGTTGACCCATACAGCAACTCTACTTCTGGTACTGTACGCATCGTTGCGCTACAGAGCTGTGACGTAGCAGTTCGCCACGCACAGTCATTCGCTTTCGGTAACGACGGCGTATAATGACACTGAGAGCCCTTCGGGGCTCTCTTTTAATGCTCATTCGTTGAGTGAGCATTAAAAGACTAGGAGAACAGCATGAAATTTGACGTACTCAAAGATGTGGTCATCGACGGCACTAGCTACAAGGCTGGTACTCAGATCGAGATTCACCACGACAAGACAACCCGTTTGGAAATGCTTGGTTACATTCAGGAAGCTGTTGCTAAGACTACACGTTCTGTAGGTTTGGACAGCGATGAAAAACCACGCACTCGTCGCACGCGTAAGGCCGACTAATGCCAATCGAAAATGCCGACAGCTTAGCGTTCTTTTTTACGACCAATGACTTTGGTACGGACGCTGTGTTCACGCCTGCGGGCGGTAGCGCAAGTAACATCGTCGGTGTATTCGATAACCCTTACATCGGCGCTGACGCTGGCGGTATGGTCGAGTTCTCAGCGACTAGCCCAACGTTCACCGCACGCGATGTAGACTTCCCTGGTGTAGCGCATGGCGACCAGTTAGTTATTGGCGGCGCGACCTACCTCATCCGTGAGGTGATGCCAGACGGCACAGGTATAACCACTGTGATGCTTGAGGAGCAATAATGCACGTTCGACAGCAGATACGCTCCGCTATTATCACGCAAGTAACCAGCCTAACTACAACAGGGCTTAACGTGTTCGAGCACAGGGTCTATCCTTTAGCTGAGGATGACTTACCTGCGTTGGTTGTTAGCACACCCAACGAAGGCTCTACCATGGCGACTATCGGTGGTATGGGTAGCGTAGCGAGCCTTGAGCGCGGGTTGTCTGTTAGTATTGAAGGGTACGTCAAGGCGACTAGCAGTGTAGTGCAGACGCTTGACGGTATTGCTGAAGAGATTGAAGTCGCATTGGGCGATGATGAGACACTAGGCGGCTTGGTAGAGAATATCGAGCTAGCAGGTACGTCGATAGAAATTACCTCCGATGGGGATCAGCCTGTCGGTGTAGTAAAATTGGATTATAACGTGGTGTATCGCACTACGACTGGTGATCCGTCCACAGCCTTATAGGAGATGACTAATGGCTACTGAAACTTCCGCTAACGGAGTTATTAAGGTTGGTGCCAACGCTGTTGCTGAAGTGACAGGTTACACCATTAATTACTCAGCCGACACGGTAGAAGATACTGTAATCGGTGACACCGCACGTACTTACAAGCCGACTCTGAAGTCATACACAGCGTCTATCGAAGCTATGTACGATCAGACTGATACGAATGGTCAGTTGGGCCTTACCGTAGGGACTGAAGTTGTATTCACCATCTTCCCTTCGGGCGAGACCAGCGGCGATCTTAAATACTCAGGTGTCGGTATCATCACAGGTAAAACCATCACAGGTTCTACTGGTGAAATGATCACGGCTTCTTTCGAAGTGCAGGGTAACGGCGACCTCGTGGTTGAAGCGGTAGCGTAACATGAGTGTTCGTGATTTCTTGTTGACTGTCAGCAGTCAAGCTAGGGCCATAGAGATCAACGACGGTGACGCACGAGGGGTTGTATACGCGACCCCTCTAACTTGCGGCGATACAACTAAGCTGCAACAGCGTCACCCCGAATTCCCTCTTAAGCTAACACCTGAATCAATGGTGGATATGGTTATCCTGAAGGCGCTAGACGCTGAAGGTAACAAGATGTTCACCCTTGAGGATAAGCCGATCTTGTTACGGCAGGGTCTAACTAGGGTTAGTCTCGTGGCATCGGCAATCTTAGGCGAAACTCTGATCGTAGAGGACGCCGAAAAAAACTAAAGAATGACCCGCTACGCGCCTGGCTATTTCGCCTAGCGGGTCATCTTGGGAAGACAGTTACCGAGCTAGGGGATATGCCCTATAATGAACTAATAGAGTGGATCGCTTGGTTCAAGATAGAGGCTGATAATGTCAGAGTTCGTAACAAAGGTAGTAATACAGGGTCAAGACGCCTCTAAGCCAGCCATAGTGTCGGCTACTAAAGGCATCCAGAACTACGCTAAGGCTGCAACAGCCGCTCAGAATCAGGTGCGAACAGGCACGCGCCAAAGCCGAGCGGCTTTCACCCAACTTAGCTATCAGGTTCAAGACATCTCCGTCCAGCTCCAAGCTGGACAGTCCCCTTTCATCGTATTAGCCCAACAGGGTTCTCAGGTCGCCTCCATCTTCGGGCCAGGCGGGGCGGTTATCGGTGCGTTGCTCGCTGTAGGTGGTGCGATAGCAGGTAACTTGTTGCCGAGTCTGTTTGAATCTACTAGCGCGTTTGAAGACTTGAAGAACATGGCTAAGGAGGCGGGTAAAGAGTTAGAAGACTTTGCCCCTTACGCGTTCACCCGAGCCGAGTACGCCAAAGGTGTTGCTATACGCGATACCAGTTTAGCCCTCACTCAACAAGTCGATAAGCTAGCAGCCTTGAAGGTTGAGTTCGACGAGCTAGTTGGCGGACGTAAAGCGCCTTCTTTTAGTGAGATAAACGACCTAGCTGAAGAGACTCAAGAGGCTACCTTACAGTTAGAGAAACTTGCGCTTAAGTTTGAAGACTTAACCAAAGTCGAAGTACAGCCTGAAAAGTACAACCCATTTATGAAGGTGTACGACCGCTTCCTTGCTCAACAAGAGCAAGGCGCTAAGTTAATGGAGCAAGCACGTACTCCATTACAGGTGCTTCAAGATACCATCTTGAATTACAACCAAGCACTTGCGGATGGTCTAATAACCCAAGAAGCTCACTACAACTTAGTAGCCAAAGCGGGTGAGGCGTATGAAGGTACGCTACCTAAGCAGAAAGAAGCGGTTAAGGAAATAAACAAAGAAGCTGATGCTTACGAGGCGCTAAAACGCTCACTTGATCCAGCTTACGGCGCGTACCAAGCGTACTACGAGCAGGTTAATCTAATTAACGCTCAGGCAGGCTCTAACGAAGAAAAGATTACGATGGTTGCCGTAGCTTACGCTAAGTTGTACGAGGCATTGGGGTTAGTTAATGAAAAGCAGGAGAAGTCCTTCAAGACGGTTGACCTCGCTAAATCAGGTTTGCAGGACTACCACGATTCTGTGAAATCTGTTGACGATGCGCTCAATCAACTTGCTGTTGGAGCCATGAACAACATGGAAACTCAGTTCAGCGATCTCATCAAAGGGGCGGCTAGTGTTAAAGACGCTTTCGGTAACATGGCGCTTAGTATTATAGATGACTTGATTCGCATACAGATTCAGCAAA